TATGGAATGTGTACTGTCCAAGGACACTATCACACTTCATTCAAAATAGATTATTGGAGTAATCCAAATGAACTACTTTGGGGAATGCAAGTTGGGTGCTTAATTAACATGAAAAGTTTAGCGTTTGAATATAACAAACTTCAAAAGTCTAGACCAGTAATAGGAACAGGAGTTATCATTGATGGATTACCAATATTAATCCCAATGGTTTTGAATAAAAATGGCAGATGGAATAGAAAAATTACCTAGAGGAATTAGAAACAAGAACCCAGGCAATATAAAGCTGGGTACTGATTGGGATGGACTGGCAGATGAACAATCTGATCCAGTTTTTTGTGTATTTAAAGAATCTGTAATGGGTATTAGAGCTCTAACTAGAATACTTTTAGTATATAGATTTCATCATAAAAGATTTACAGTAGAGGACATCATTGAAAGATGGGCTCCTCCAAGTGAGAATGACACAGATGCTTATATAGTATTTGTTTGCAAAACTATTGACGTAAATCCTAAAGATAAATTAGATAACAGTATAGAAGATTATTTACCATTAGTTAAATCAATAATACAAATGGAAAATGGTATGCAGCCATACGATGATGAGCTGTTAGTAGAAGGTATGTACCAAGCTTGGGATGGATTCCCAACAGGCTCTAACAAGGTATATTAAATTATGGAAGGTAGTCTCAGTGAATTACTGGTTTACTTTCTGGTTAGTGGTTGGTTTTATAATACTAGCTATATTTGGTGGGCCTGATCCAATAATATTTAGATAAGGGAGATTAAGATGTGGTTTAATTTATTATCCATGGGCATTAAGACTGGTGCACATTTATATAAGAACAGACAAATAACAAAACAATTAATGTCAGATGCTCAAATGAGACATGCTGAGAAAATGAGTACAGGTGAGATTGAATATAAAGCGAAAGTTATTGAGAGCAATGATCAAGGTTACAAGGATGAGTTTGTCCTTATTCTTATATCTATTCCTATCATTATATTGGCTTGGTCTATCTTTTCTGACGATCCAGAGATTCATACTAAATTAACATTATTCTTTGATTACTTTAACCAGCTTCCGTACTGGTATCAAGCCATCTTTATAGGAGTAGTAAGTGCTATTTATGGTTTGAAAGGTGCAGACATTATGCGTAAACCAAAATGAAGAAAGTTGAAGGATATTGCATAGGGTGTAATAAAGAAATTATACACACTCAGTCCTTTATTACTTTACCAAATAAAAAAATCTTATGTCCTAAATGTTATCAGAGCTCAGGAGCTCAATTACCTTTTTGGAATAAAAATAACAAACCAACTTTTAACAAATGAAATTTATATTAATAATATTTTTATGTTCCTTTATAAATGATCAATGCTTAGATCCAGTAGAGATAAAGCATGAATATAATTCATGGAAAGAATGTACAATTGCTGCATTTGAAGTATCTAGAGAAATAATAATTGCACAAGAAGATAGCTTTATTAATAATAATAAAATAGCAACTAAGTTTATATGTAAAGAAGTAAAGAGAGTTTAAAATGAAAATGGATATTAAGAAAATTATAGGATTTTTAACTACTGCTTTATTTGGAATTTTAGTATGGGCGTTAATAACTTTAATTGAAATTAAAGGTGATCAACAACATATAAAAGGTGAGTTAAGTGGTATTGACAAAGCAATTAGTAGAATCTATGGTTTTATAAATTCTTCAAAATGAAAACAATAGTATTATTTATTTATCATCACTCAAGTAAACTTAGTTCTTGGTCTTGGCAGAAATTATATAAGAATAGAAAGTCTGGACTTGGTTATAAAAAATAGATTAATAATCTCTTTCTATAATCATTTCTAAGTAATGAATAGCTTTCTCTATATCTTTTTCTTTTCCTTTAGCAGCGTGTCTGCATATATATTTAATAGCATTACCTTCTGCAAATAGAAGTTTATTCTCATTAATAAAATGAGCTGGTTGAATCTTCATGTTTTTATAGTGTGTTCCGTCTACTTGTTTATTAAGTGATTCGTATGTCATGTCTTTAAATATATCCTTATGAGTCATTAAATGTTAACCTAAATTTACCTGAATGTTTATATTTTTTACGTGTTTTAGTTAATACTTTAGTTTGATCATCTCTTAAAGCATACAAATCTAACTTCATAGCTTCAGTAAACTTACGAGTAGCTTGAGATGGATCTATGTCAGCATAAGAACAAATAGTTCTAAAGTCTATAGAATCACTAACAAGCCATGTAATAGCTTCACGTTTATCTATGATATGATATTTATATACACCATCATACATAGCGTCATGTATTGCTTGATTGATAATAGCTCTAAACAATTTAATCTGATAATCTATCATTAACAATTTCGTATGTCATACGTTGGTCTACAGTTTCAGCTTGTTGCCAAGTCAAACTATTAGGATTTAAAGAATGAATTATTTTTATTGCATCTTCATCTGAATCTGCTTTAATAATAACTTCAGCATAAGCAGGAAGTATAACCCATTTTTTAAATTTATAAATCATATATTATTTTTACGTCTACTTGCTTCTAATGTTCTAAAGAGATCTATAATTAAACCTTCTTTATCACGTTTGTTTTCTAAAGTAGATGCTTTTACTTCAGCATTAAATATTTCATCTACTGCATTTTTATAAATGTCACTAGCATAATAAGATTGTTCTTTTGCAGATATACTTTTATCTCCTGTATTACCTGTAATGTGTAATGCTTTTTTACGTTTAAGTAATCTATCTAAATATTTTACAGTAGCATTTGATTCAGCATTTTCTACATCTGTTTCTGAAAGAAATGTTAGTGCATCTTCTAATCGTTTTTCAGTTATCATTTTTATCCTCAGTTGGTTTACAATATGTTAACATAATTTGATACTCTTTGGTATTTATTTTATAATATAAACCATCTTCTTTAAAATAAGTATTTTTATCAACATATTCATCACAAGATTTATAATCTATAAATTGTTCTTTTAGAATATATTTCATTGTTAATTTTGCAGGATCTATTTCTGTTGGAATAATCAACATCATTAATAATTCTATCATAAATTCCTAATCTATTTAATTCACAATCTGCACAATAATATTCTTTGTTGTGTATAATGATTGCAGTTTTTTTACAAAGTTTACATTTCATAATAAAAAGGCACTACTGAAAGGTAACAGTAATGCCTTATTTTCTAACTCGAGGGAGATAAGAAATTGTTAAAATGGTACATCGTCTTTTAGTATTTCTTCAACACTATTAGCTTTTGCATCTAATACTTTTCTTACTAAATTATCAATTTGTTGAAATTCAGAATCAGTTGGTACTTTGCCACCTGACATATAAGAAGCTATAAGATTACTCATAGTTAATCTATACTTTTCAGAAAATTGATCTACTGGTTTTACAGTTGCATGAGTAGTGTTAGCAGAGTAAGTAGCATTAACAGAAGTTGATACTGAATTATCTGATACCTCACTTAAACATTGTATTCTAGAAGCAGTTTGATATTGCTTACCAGTTTTACTTGTTCTAACAGGTTGAGCATCAATCTTTAATCTTGCACCTGCTGGCCATCTTGCTGAGCCTAAAGCTTCACCATAGACAGTCATGTCTGTACCATCATCTTTGTTAATATAGACAGTAACTTGACCATCATCTTTCTCGAATGCTTTTTTAAATGTGCATTCAAATGTTTCGTGTTCCATGTTTGTTCTCCTATTTATTTGTTTTATTATTTTTCCAAACTTTTGCATTAACTCTTATAACCTATTTAAAGGCCTCTTGCCAAATCATTTTTGCATATTTTCTAGATGGTTCATTATCAGATTTTCCCCATCTAAAATTGTCCATAGTTAATGGAAACATTTTAACTATATCTTCCTTATTTTTAGCTATTTCCATAATATGTTCAATATGTTTCATAGCTTGTATGATAGTCTCTAAATGACCCTCTCTGCCTTCCATATCCACGCTATAAACGTCCTTGTAAGAACAATAGAGTAGAGCTGTCGGTTTATTAAAAAGGTCTTTGTAAAGGGCTTGTTGACGCAAATCAGCGTCTTTTGGGTACCATCTGCTATCAATAGCACCAGATTTAAGTCTTTTTATGTAAGCAGTAGCTTTAGTATCTATGATTACATCATCAAACTCAAAGTCTGTAATACCTTTTACATCATATTTTAAACCATATTTTTCACCAGGTGAAACTATTTCTTTTTGATAAGATATAATCTTACCAAATTGAGGAAGTTCTTTAACAAACTGATTAGCAATTATACCAGACCAAAGACATTCATCATCTGATTCATCGCCTTTAAGTTCTATGTATTTAGTTTTTGCAATATCTATGATAACTTCTTCATCAGTGATTTGGTTTTGCAAAGCATGTTCTGCTGTAGCTTCGGCTACACTGCCCATTTTCATTCTGGCGTTTGCTTCAGAACTAAAATCATATAAATTATTAATTATCCAATAAGGTGGAGAATCAATAAAACTATTAGTTTTAGAAGCACTATGTCTATATTCAATGTTCATATTTTTCCTATGGTTAGTTATATTCAAAAGTATTGTAGTTCATCTTATAATGTATCTTTAGATATATTAAAAGGTAAAAGAATCGTTAGTAATAGTAACGAATATAAAATATATAATTTATGTATTTTACTTTCTTGGCTATTGCACCCTACACAAGTGTACGGGTGTAAGAGCATTATTGCTCGTATGCATAATTGTAATAAAAACAGAGTTTATAGATTAAATAATTTGTACAATAAAAACGAAAATTTTAAATCTTTCGTTGATAAAGCACTAAAAAATTATAAAATAAATTATGCGACAGATTGAGAAACCAGAGTTAATTTCTACTATCTTAGATAAACGTCAAGTATGGTTAAACATACGTGAGTCTCGTTTATTATATATGTATCATCGTAAGCTTATATCTATTGAAGAATATGAAGCTGGATCTCGTTATCGTATTATGTGTGAACTCCAAGGTGGAGGAACTGGCAATGTTCTTAAAGAACGTATTGACAATTCTAACACAGACTTTATAACTTCATCTCTTGGTGCTGCATTAGCAGTTAAAGAAGTTGATGACGAACTAGGTAAAAGAGTTTCTAGAATTATGAAATTGTTTTGTCATTTTAATTATGGTATCATTGAGATAGCAAACATTATAGGTTTGTCAGAACGCAGAGCATCTAACCAAGTACATGAAGGTCTATCAGATTTAGCAATATATTATGGCTACAAAAAAGTGCACAATACTATCAGAGGACAAGGTACAAAGAATCAAAGACAAAGAGTACCTAAAATGGGTAGCATCTAATCCTTGTATTCTTTGCCAGCATACAGAGTCTCAAGCTCACCATATAACTTTTGCTATGCCTAGAGGTTTCTCACAGAAAGTTGGAGATCAATTTACTGTTCCTCTTTGTTATAAACATCATCATCAATTACACACTAATGGTATGAGTGAAAAGGATTTTTGGATTAAATTAGACATAGATGCTGTTGATATATGCTCTAAATTCTATAGTCATTACCACGAAATGTGGAAGAATAAGAACTTTTTCTATGATGATTCTATGCTTTGGCGTACAGTTTATGATGAACTTGTACCTAAGATACAGAATAACATTGATTTTTTACTGCAACCCAAATAACTAATAACTATATCCTTGCGAGAAGTACGTACTTATGAATAAATTACTAAAATTTCCCAAAAAATCTAAACAGAATTATTCAGAAACTTTCTTGGATAAAATTAATCCAGAAGCTATTGGCAACTTTATTAAAGGTCAGAATCCTGATATGTCTATTAGATCTGCAGATGCAATGGCTTTAGCTATTATATATAGCACTTACCTTCAGTTAGTCTTTGACGAAGAAGGTCACAATGTTCCAGACAATATCATGGACGCTCTAGAAGAAAACGACAAATCAACTTTTATATGGGCACCTAATGGTAAAGAAACGCTTCACTAAGAAGAAAATAATTTTCTCTAAAGATTCTACTATTTTACCTTATGACAAATACAGAGTTGAGTGGGTTGACTGTGTAAGTGATTCAGGTTGGGCAGAACATAAAGAATTTACTAACATGAAACTAGCACGTCCAGTAAACGAGGGTTGGCTATTTTCTAAAAACAAACATTCTATTAAATTGTTTGCAGCATATATTGAAGAAGACGGATCTTATACTTATGGAGATCGTACTAATATACCTACATCTTGGATTGTAAAGATGACTAAAATTTAACAAGCCAGACAGTCTCCCATCTGGCTCTATCTATCTTAATAGTCAATGACTGAAGGTTAATTCCCATATCCATTGTCTTTCATATTACCCTAACTGCAGTTAAGATATTTGCAGATCTATTTATAGAATTCTTAAATTCCTTTTTCAGTATACATATCATTAACTTTATCAGACTCTTTTTGAGCTTCAGTTTTTAATGGATCTGTATATACTTCTTCTACTTTTATTCCGTATCTTGAATTATCTAACATACGTTCTTTAGTAGCAAGAATTTCAACTTTAATATGATCTTTAGCGTGTTCTAATACCTGAATTAACTTTGGAAAGTTAGTTGGGTATATACCATATATACTTAGATCGTTAATTGCTGTCGCTACTCTTTGTAGTCCTCTTTGACGTTTTTCTAGTCTCAGAGTCTCGCTGTCTGGCATTATCATTATCTTCCATCTCCTTTATTATACGTTTTAACTTATCTATTTCTAATTGCTTTCCAGCAAGTAGCATACGCATTGCTCTTTCATCCATGGTCTCTTACCTCCGTTAAGTGTGTGTCTAATTGTTGAGACAATTCTTCATATTCTACAATCCATTCTTGTAAAATCAAGGAATGTTTATCATGTAGAAAACCACATTCTATAGCATTACTAAGTACTGCAACAGATTCTTTAGCATCAGATAACTGATTTACTAAATTATCTATTTCATACTTTTTTGACTTATTTTTAGATATAACTTCTAGATGTTCATCTTTAAGTTCTGTCATTTTTGCATCTCCTCTATAGCAGCTCTTGCTGTATTTAGTTTATCATTTATTAATACATCTAAATTATCTTTCATTTTCTCGTATTTTAATTGAGTTAATTGATGTTCTTCTTTTTCTAGATCTAGATCTTTACGAAGTTTTAATACTTCATTTAAAGATTTACGTAACTTTTCTCTTAGCTCTACTATAAGAATGTCTTCACGCAGCTTCATCTTTTACCTCCTGATATACACATACTGTACCATGTAAAACAGATCCTGGCAATGCCATATGACCTGTCTTATTTTGCCATTCTTTCCAAGCAACAGTGGCTCCTATATTTGGTTGAGCATCTTCTTGCATAAGAAATTCCTCATCAAAGTATATATCTACATACCCATCTTTTCTATTAGAATACTCAGGGTAGTAAGCTTTAGACATTTCTATCATGCTACAACCTATATGTTTATACATATCTTGAAATGTAGGTTTTTTAGTATAGTCATGTGTTTCAACTATATTATAAGATCCATCTTTAGATCTTAATGGACTATTTTCTGCTTCTATTTGTGTTGGTCTTATTACGTGTAGTTTATACATTGTTTCTCCTATGATGGTTGGTTTTCTAATTCTAACATAATTATCCATTCGGATCTGTTAGCAAATTCACATTCATCAAATGCTTGATATGCTCCATCAGCACCCAATGCATTAACAAATAAATTTGTACCATATTTTTTATTATGGAATACATAAACACTAGTGTGTTCAGCTTTTGGTTTTAAAGTTAATACTTTTTCTTTTTTCATTAGTTTATCCTTTTAGTTAATTATCTTTATGTATTGGTGGTAGGTCTGTCCCATCAATAATTTTTAATATTGCCTCTTTTATAAAATCGGTACTATTTTTTTTTCCATTTTTTCCATAAATATGGTGAAAATTAGCCCAAAATATTAAAAAATAAGTAGAGATTATATGATCGCAATTTTTTGTATTAAATATTGTGTTATAGCCATATATATAATCTTGTACATTTTTCTTTACATTTTCTTGCAACTTAAAAAATAAATCATCTTTTTTAAATTCACTTGAAAGTTCTTTTTTCATTATATTTCCTTATTTTAGTTCATCCATTTAGTTAATTGTTTACTTACTAACTCTACGTATCTAAACCACTCTAATATAAAGTTACGTTTTTTACCTAAACGTTCTTTAGTTATTTGTTTAATAGCTTTGTTAGTTGCTTTATCGAGTAAGCTTGTTTGATCTTTAAGATTCATCTGCATATACTTCGTCACTTTCTTCGTTATATTTAATTTTTGCAATTTTTTTAATTGCACCCATTTGACTGTAATCTTTAGCATAAGAACAAACAGTATTTTTACTATCTTCTGTAGACATATTTAATTTATGATTTTCTAACCATATATCAAATGCTTCGTCTCTATTCTTGGCAATTACTTGCCATTTAGTTACATAAGTAATTTCGTTTTCTACTTCATATATTTCTTTATCCACATCACTGTGGAATAAACATAACGCTTCATCTACCATAAATACCTTTCTATTAAAGGGCTAAGCCCCACAAAGTGTGCAGGGCTTCGACCAAATTTAATTATTTAGTAATTGCTAAGAACTCAGGCTTAGGAACTGTAGATGTATTTATCTTTTCCTTCGCCATTTCTTGTCCTACTACTCCCCATACTGTAGCTAGGGATTGACCTGCATTAAGTAAGTTCTTACAATATTCTTTAGATAAATCTAACATTTGTAAAGCTTTACCTCTTGGGCCAGAATAGAAGTCACGAGAAGTTTCTTCATGACATATTTTCTTAAGTAGTCTATCCAGTTCATCTGGGTGTTTTATTAGAGATCTTTCTATCTCAGTATCCCATTTTCTAACTTTCTTCCAGTTTTCTAGTTTACCTTCTAGGTCATTGATTGAATTATCTAATTTACTTGTTTTTTCTAGTAAAGTAGAATCCATTTCGTTTGCAAACTTTTCACGATCATTATAGTTATTTCTAACATCTTCATGTAACTTAGTTAGTTTTAACTTTTCTTTGAACGCATCAAAGTTTAATTCAGACTCTGAATCAATGGTATCTTGCATTTCTGTTTTCAAAATATTCTTTCTCTCGTCATATTTTGTTTCCATGAAATGATCTAGATAGTCCATTTCAGATTGTCTTATAGGGGTTCTAGTACTACTCATGCTGTTTTCCTTTCATTAGTTGATTGACTTATAGTCTCTAACTTTTCTGCGACTTCTTTAGCGTCTATTGATTTGTCCATTCTTTGACAAACTCTTATAAACAATGATGTTGCAGTAGTTTTCTTACCCATAGAGTCTAGCATTTGTAACGATTCTGTTTCAGCAACAGTTTCATGGCATAGTCCTATAAGTTCTGCATACCAAGTAAGCATAGGCTTATACTTATCTGCTACTCTAGATTTAACTGGTAGTTTTGTCTGCATTGTTATCCTCCTTCTTTAGTTTGATTTCAATTGGCATTTCTAATGTATCAGGCATATTTTTTTCTACTGCCTTACATATACCTATAATCATTCTTAATGGGAATGTTATAGATTTTACTATTACTTCACCTATTTTTTCTATACGTTTCATATTCTTCCTTTTTTTTGGTTAATCTATGATATTTCATAGTTGTTTTTATATACTCATCTTCGAACTCTTTACTTCCAGGAATTGGATCGACATCTTCGATGAGCCAATTCCAACCTTTCCTGATGGCTAAACCCCCAACAGTATAAGTAACAAATCGAAGAACATTAAATATTCCATTCATTATTCTCCTTGCATTTCTTGGATTATATTTTTGTATCTTGGACTATGTTCGTTAAAGTAGTTTTGCTTACCTACTGTATCTATCTTATCCCAAGATCTTTGTATTTGACTTGCTCTTTGTGGGTAGGGGGTATCAAAACCATGTTCTGGTATTTGTTTACACCATTCACTAAAGATTACTTCTGGTTTATCAGTTAAGAATAACTGTATATCCCATTTTTTTTGTCTGCATATATCTATAAGATTTTCTGCAGCCAATCTATTTATACATCGTTCATACTTTTGTATTTGTTGAAACGATACATTTAAACATTTAGATATTTGTGTCTGGGTAAACCCATTCCACACTCTATGTAATACTAGCACTTTAGCTATATTTTTATTAATCTCATAATTGTTAAACGCTTTAACTCGCTTACCCATTATTACCTCCATATATTTTATTTAATACCAATAGCTCACGCTTGTCGGAGCTAGTGGGAACTGTCACTACTCTAATTGATGGTTTCTTGTCTCTATATACTTTAACTATCTGTATATATCCCATTTTGGGATAGAGGATAGGTAGGTGGATTACTTTAAGAAAGTACTTCTTCCACCACAGTATATTTTCTTTTCTTATCGAGCCAGTGAAATCCTGGTTATACAGTAGCTTTACTGCTCTGCTTAAATTTATTGGATTTTCTCGGAACTTTCCCTCTATTATTACTCTGTACATTATTAACCTCTCCGTTGTTAGTAAATCCACTTACCCATAGTAGATGGTCTGCCCATTGTTTAGCAGTCCAAAATTTAGGTGTTCCTAATTTAGTTTTAGTCATGCTTTGTTTATCCTCCATATTGAATATCTGCTATTACCGTAAGAATTATTATTTTCCATTTGTTTACGAAATTCTTTTTTTATCCAGCTATGATTGTGGTATCTACCACCTGAATTATCATATTCTGATAATGGCATAACAATTCTTTTAGTTTTTATAAACTTATCTCTATCCCATGGGTCTGAATTAAGTCTATACTCTACTTTATATATTATTAAGTTTCTCATTTAATCCTCCTATTAGGGGTAACCCCTCATTACGAGGGGGTGTACCCAATTGTCTACTTTTTAGCTAAGATCTTATTCATCTTGCTATCTAACGCATCTAACTTTTCGTTTAAGCCTTTAATCAGATCATACTGAGCTTTAGGCATATACTTGCTAGGATTAGCTTTAACGTAAGCTATTCTATCTTCTGCTGATTTAGACTCAGTGTATGGTATAAACGTTTGTTGTGTTGACATAGTGTTCTCCTATTTGTTAGTTATTATTATTTAATAACGATTGTTTGATACTCGTTACAAACGATCGTTGTATTCTCTTTGCTTCCTTATCCCTCTCTATTAAAACAGAATTCTCTGGGAAAGGAAACTCGTACTGATTAAGCTGATAGTTACTATGCTTATCTGTATCTCCCTCTATTACCTGAAGTATATCGTATGTTATCATATATCCTCTCTTATTCTTGGTAAGGCTCTTAGTAAACAAACCATACCTGTTATTATTAATAATAAACCAGTCCAAACATCTAGATGTATCATTAAGATTACACCTAGAAAGGATAGGACAAAGCTACTTAGTATAGCTAGTAGTCCCATCCATATGTGAAATGTCATATTTATTTTTCGGACACCTTGAAAGTATTGTATATGCTGTATGCTACTACACCACTTATCACTTGACCTATTATCATTATACCTAACCATATACATAGTAAGCTTATCATTATAGTACTTAACATATCTTATCTCCTTTGGTTGATTGATATACCTACACACACATCTAATAATGTCTGGATATAGGTACTTTATACATCCCTATTAACATAGGTAGTAATCAAAGTGTTGCATAATTACAACAACTTAGATAATATTCGGCAATCAATTAATCAATAGACAAGCTAAGGTTAATTAACTACCAATATATAATAACAACTTATAACGCTGTCACTTGCGACAGCGATTATCAGTTGACTAACAAGAACTTAACAGCGAGTAACAACGAGCTTAACAGTAACAACAATAACAATTAAGGTGGGTTTAAGATTCACCCCTTCGTCATGATGTTCGTAGAACTATCTGACAATAGGGGGGTTATGTACACCACCAGATCAAAGGGAGCATCATTATGATACCAGTAGGACTAAGAATACTTAAGACATTATACAAAGCAAAAGGTAAGATGGGCAAAGGATCAGCATTTGTAGCTGATAAAGCAGGAAAAGCAGGGTTTACAGAAACATCTCAAGCAATTACAGGTGCTTCTAAGAAGGTACACCAAGGAACTAGATACGTAGGAAAAAAAATCAAAAATAATCCAAAAACAGCATCAGCAATAGGTGGTGCAATGCTTTGGGATATGCTAGATAATGGCTAAGCAGAACTTTTCTCATTACGTAAAAAGGGATAAACCTAAAAAAAGACCAGGAATCCACAAAAAATCGAAATCGAAATCGGAAAAATTACAGAAAAATAATACAAGATATAAGGGACAAGGAAGATAATCATGAGATCATATACAATGCTACCAATCATTAGTTCTTTATCAGCAAAAACTTTGAAAAAAAGCTGGAAGAAACGTGATGCATTAATTAAGAACTTAAAGGATCCTAAGTTTAGAGCTAAAGCTAAGCTTAAAGACTATAAATCAAGCATATAATGGCTAAATCAGCAGCATGGACTAGAAAAGAAGGCAAAAACCCAAAGGGGGGTTTGAATGCTAAAGGTCGTGCTAGCTATAAAGGTGGTACATTAAAAGCACCTAGTAAAGTAGTAGGTAATAAGAGACGTGCGTCATTCTGTGCAAGAATGGGTGGAATGAAAAAGAAGCTAACTTCTGCTAAGACTGCAAGAGATCCTAATTCAAGAATTAATAAGTCATTAAGAGCATGGAACTGCTAATGAGAGATACTAAAGCTCTAGAAAGTTACTTGCAAGAACACCTTAAAAGAATAAAAGAAATGAATATCTTTAGATTACTAAAGAAAGAAGTAGAAACTGGAGCCAATGGCACACAGGACTACATTATTAAAAAAGGTATAAACAAAGATAAAATAGCAAAGAAATAATATGGATAAAAAATTAGAAAAATTAGCAGATCAAATGATTAACTTAAGTCCAGAAGAAGGACAGCAACTATCATTGATTATTAAAGCTAAGATTATGCCAGAGATGGCCAAACAACAACAACAGCAGCAAGGTCTATTACAAAATCCCCAAGCACAGCAACAAATGGCTAATATGGGTAGACCACAAGGTGGTAATGTACCTATGCCTAACGCACAACAAGCTGCACAACAAGGTTTATTAAAATGATAGATAAAGTTAAAGCATTTTCAGCTGTATACAAATTAGGTAATAGAATAGAAAAAATTATTGGTGAAAAAAAAATAAATAAATTCCTATCTTCTGGAAGAAAAGGATTAGGAAAAAATCGTGGTACTAAAATTTTTAATTATAGTTTAAAAAAACCTGAATCTACATTAAGACGTGTTAAAAAAATTAACAAGGCATTAGATCTAGCACCATCTGTAGCTGTAGGATCATCTATTGTAGGTATTGGTGCTTTAATGAGTAGTAAAAATAATAACAACAAAGGATAATTATTATGCCAATGGTAGGAAAGAAAAAATTCGCATATTCGGCAGCTGGTAAAAAGAAAGCTAAGATATATGCAAAAAAATCTAAACAGAAAGTTAAAAAAGGTTAGATTATGAAAATATACAAAGGCGATAAGAACTTCATGGATACTCCAATGAAAAAGCCTTCTACAATGAATAAGGCTATTAAGAGTATAGTTAAAAAAGGTATTAAGTTTGCAGTAAGTCCATTAAGTCTTGGATTAACTGCAGGTAGTGTTTTATATAAAGGTGCTAAAAACCAAAAAGGTATTAGCTTTGTTACAAACAGACAGTTTGATAAAAGAGGTAGAAAAATAATCTAATGGTTGAAGATAACAAATTACCAGATCAAGAGGATAAAACAGTAGATAACCATGGTGGTAAAAGACCTGGTTCTGGTAGACCTTTTGGTGCTAAGACTAAAAAAAATTGGAAGTCTATGCAAGAGATGGCTGAGAAATATCAACATTCTCCTTTGGATTATCTGTTAGCTGTGTTAAACAATCCTATGAGCTCACCTGAACGTAAAATGTATGCAGCCGAAAAGGCAGCACCATTCGTTCACCCAAGGTTAGCATCAACAACATCGAAGATAGGAACAGATGAACCAATCGCAATCAAAGTCTCTTGGCAAAAAGACGACTAAAGAAAAAGTTGCTAAGATAGAAATACCTTACAAGCCAAGACCTTATCAACTAGCTGTACATAACTCACTTAAAAGATTTAGTGTTCTAGTATGTCACAGACGATTCGGAAAATCAGTACTAGCCATAAACGAATTAATTAAAACAGCAGCAGACAAACCAAGATCCTTGTGTGCATTTATAGCACCAACTTACCGTCAAGGTAAATCCATCGCTTGGGAATATTTAAAATTCTACACAGAACCTTTAATGAAATTTGGTGGTAGTAGAAATGAAACAGAATTAAGAATAGATCTATTCAATCATTCACGTATTCAAATCTTTGGAGCAGATAATCCAGATAGTATTCGTGGTATGGGTTTTGATAAAGTTGTTATGGACGAATACGCAATCATGTCTCCTAGAGTCTGGACTGAGATTGTAAGACCAGCAGTATCTGATAAACTAGGATCCGTTCTATTTATTGGAACTCCAATGGGACATAATCAGTTCTGGGAAGTATTTGATTTTGCACAGCGTGGTCATAAAGATTGGTATGGGAAACTATACAGAGCATCTGAAACAGGAGTAATCCCTGATGACGAGCTACAACAAGCTCGTGATATAATGAGTCCTGAGCAATATGAACAAGAATTTGAATGTTCATTTACTGCAGCAGTATCTGGAAGTTATTATGGAAGATTAATAACTAAAGCAGATAAAGAAAAAAGAATTGGTGAAGTACCTTATGATGATAACGTAGGTGTAGAAACTTGGTGGGACTTAGGTATTGGAGATTCAACTGCAATATGGTTTGCACAAAGAATTGGAACTGAAATTCATTTAATAGATTATTACGAAACTTCAGGAGAATCATTAGCACACTATGCTAATATATTAACTGAAAAAGACTATGCATATAGTCGACATATAGCACCTCACGATATTATGGCGAGAGAGCTTGGAACAGGTAAGTCAAGATTAGAAGTTTCACAAGAATTAGGTATTGACTTTGAAGTAGCACCTAAGTTAGAAGTAGATCATGGAATTGAATCTGTAAGAAATACATTAGGCAACTGTTATTTTGACAGAGTTAAATGTAAACAAGGCTTAGACGCTTTAAGACAATATAGAAAACAATGGGACGACAAGAACCAGGTATTTAAAAATAAACCTTTACATGACTGGTGTTCACACGCAAGTGATGCATTTAGATATGGATGTGTACACGACCCAATTGATACATCAGACTGGGATAAACCAATTAATATAGATACAAAATACGTAGTATGAAAAATAAAAAAAAATCAGAAAAAGAAATATTATCAGTAGTAAGTAGAGAAATACATAATGCATCAGGTTATATTGGTGGAGAACTTGTAGCTAAAAGAAAAAAATCGTTAGAATATTATTTAGGACAACCTCTTGGCAATGAACAAGAAGGTAGATCTCAAGTTGTTTCTAATGACGTTTTAGATACAGTAGAAAGTTTAATGCCATCATTGATGAGAATTTTTACATCAGGTGATAATGTATTTAGTTGTGAAGGTACAGGGCCAGAAGATGAAGAAATGGCTAGACAATGTTCTGACTATTTAAACTATATATTCTATAAACAGAATGATGGTTTTCTTGCTTTATATACTGCATTTAAAGATGCATTAATTCAAAAGAATGGAGTCTTAAAAGTATATTGGGATGATGCTCAAAAAACTGAAAGAGAAGAATACTCAAGATTAACAGATGATGAATTTAATGACTTAGTTTCAATGGATGAAATTAAAGTTAAAAATCATACTGAATATTACGATTCAATAACAGATGAGTCTGGAAAAGAAATAGATAAAATTACACTACATGATGTAGTTATTAATAGAACAAAAACTTATGGTAAGGTTAAAATAGAACCAGTACCACCAGAAGAATTTTTAATTGAACGTAGATGTAAGTCAATTGATACTGCTAACTTTGTTTGTCATAGAGTGAACAAAACAAGAACAGAATTAATTGAAATGGGCTATGATAAAGAATTAGTAGAATCATTACCAACAGGTGATGGTGAGTATTATTCAGAAGATAAATTTACTAGACACCAAGGTGTAGACTTTTCACATGGAGAAACAGATGGAGATAAAAGTACACAAGATGTTTTAATTCACGAATGCTATGTAAGAATGGATGTAGATGGTGATGGTAAAGCAGAGTTATTAAAAATCACTGTTGCAGGTGATGGTAAGAAATTTCTTGATATGGAAGAAATAGATACAATGC